ACAGACGACTGGCAAAAACGGGTCGAACTGGTGGACGATGCTTTTGGTGATATTCCTATTTCTTTTTGCGGCTAACTTCCCGCCCGCCGCTTTGTCCCGCGATTAGCGGGCTGTTGTCGGAGGGCGTAAGTTTGCCGCGATTGGAACGGCGCGGAAAGCAAATGGAAGCCTGCGGAAAGCCTGCGGAAAGCAGTGGAACGGCTGCGGAAAGTGGTGGAAGTCCGGTGGAAAGCGGTGGAAGTCCTGCGGAAAGCGGTGGAAGTCCTGCGGAATTCCGGTGGAACGTAGGTGGAACGGAGCGGAAAGGCGGTGGAACGGAAGCGGAAAGTTGTGGAAGGTGCGCGGAACCACAGCGGAACGAAAGTGGAAGATTTCGGAACGAGAAAGAACAAAAATCCCCCTGTCACACACGCGGCAGGGGGATTTTCTATTGCGTAACTGTGCAGCCAGCCTGCACCGGAGCCTACCTTTTCAGGAAGGCCCACAATGCGGACACGAGCGCGGCGGCAAGGATCGCCACGGACACGAACGAAATCCAGGCGGCCAGCGCGGCAGCCGGATGATAAATCAATCTTTCTCCGTTCAGGATCGGGAATATCCAGAGCGCAATCTGTCCGGCCAGGCATTTCGCACAATACCCGAAAGGGTAGGCCATCCAGGGCCGGGTGCGTTCAAGTTCGTCGAGCCAACGGCCGTACTTGGAAAATATCATTTTCGGCGCGGTCAGCATTTCGGAAAAGACGACGGCGAACGCCGCGATCTGGAGGGCGGCGAGAAAGTCGGCAGTGGTCAGCATGTGGAATCGGTTTTTACGATATTCACCACCGGGCAGAACGCCGACAGCGTGAACGAAACAAGAAAGTCAAAAGCGAAGTAGTCGAAAGGCGGCATCAGGTATTGCGTTTCGGCTTCGTCGTAGGTCCAGCGGGCGAAGATCGCCGGGGACTTCGGGACTTCTTGCAGGGGCGAAACCCGAATATTTCCGACCGGCGCCGCATCGGCGAACCGGTACCCGGACAGCGCGGACACCATCGCGACGGCAGCGGATGGCACAACGCCGGACGGCTCAATGCGCAGCGTATTGAACCAAGCAACAAGACGGAAAGTCGAGGCGAAAAGGAAGCCCCGCCCGCCCGACACGTCACCCCGGTTGCTGTTCGATATGCAATCAAAGTAGGTAATCACGCTGCGGGAGGAATCCGGTACGAGCAGCAGGTTTCGCGTGTGATCGTCCGGATCAACGCAGGCCGGAAGCGTTTTTTCCACTTCGCCGACGCGCAACCGCTGCTCCCGGACAAGTCCGCCGGCCAGATCAATCCAACCGAGATCAACCAGGGGGTGGCGCAATTCATTTGCAACTACTTCTATCATTTTATTTTGGCTTGTTCCTGCGCTGAACTTCGCGCAAGAGGGTGAAGAATTCAAATATGTCGAGCGCTGTAATTTCGGAGTATCCGATTCCGGTGGTTGCCACACTTATTTTCAGGCCGACCCATGCGGCAGCAACTTCACCGGTAAGGTCCAGCACCGGCCGTTCTACTCGATCTCGCTTCTTTCCGTTTCCAGAGAAATATTCAGGGAATCGGTATCGAAGGCGGTCGTAAAGCGCCTGAATAAAAGCTTCGCAGATGCCAAAAAAAAAGCGATGTCGACACCTGCCCAATCGGCCACTTTTTCAGCCGCTTCCGCTTCGTTCCAGGTAGATTGATCCTCGCTTTCCTCGCAGATAAACAGGGTGCAGATTAGCAGCAGCGGGTGTGGCTGCTTGTTTTCAATGCGGGAAACCCCGCTTACAATGTTGTACAGTTTCACGGCGGCATCGGCGGGCTTCGCCTTGTTCAACAGGTCGTATGTGTCCGAAACCTCTTTTCTGAACGCCGACAGTGTAACCCCGTACTCCATTTCGATCTGCATTTGCTCGAATACCTCGAAACGGGCGGTAGACATGGTGGGGTAAACAATGTACTTTTTCCCGCTTGGTGAGACGAATGAGTTTGCAGATAATTCAGGACTTATCACGCTTGTTTGCATCATTTCCAAATTTTAGGCACTTTTTTTGACGACTTGGCAAAAGTAATCGTTTTTTTGTGTCGCAAATGAAATGCCAGTGAGTGACAAAGGGACTTTCAGGCTATCCGAACCGCAGCAGTACATTCTCACAAGCGCGCAGGAAATCAATCTTTTCCTCGCCGGTATCGGAAGCGGGAAGACCCACCTGGGCGGATTGGTGAGCGCGTTCTACATTCAGAACTTCCCACAGGCGAGCGGATTTATCGGGGCCAACACACACGGGCAGTTGAACACGTCCACGATGGCCCAGATTCGGAAAGTTTGGAAAGGGCTGGGACTGATCGAAGAACGGGACTATGTGATCGGGAAGGCGCCGCCAAAAGGTTTCAACAAGGAGCGGCACAACTTCAAATCCTACGACGGGATTTGCAGTTGGAAAAACGGGGCGATAGTTTTCCTGGGATCGCTCGAAAACGCGAAGATTCACGACGGAAAAGAATTCACCTGGGCGATACTGGACGAAACGAAGGACACGCGGGAACTGGACGTGAAAGAGGTGGTGCTGGGCAGGATGAGGCAAAGGGTTTTCGGGTTCGACGAAGCGGGGCGGTTGGTGCTGAAGCCGGAGGGCGGGTTCAACCCGCTGTACATCCTGACAAGCCCCGCAAAAGTCCAGTGGCTGAACGAGTGGTTTGGATTGGACGAAGACCGGGCAGAAATTGAAAGTGTGATCTACTCAAAGACCGAGTTTTTCACCAAGGAAAAGAACGGGAAGTGTGTGGCAGTTTCAAGCACCTACCACAACGAGGCGAATCTGCCGCCTGGATATATCCAGAGGATACTGGACAACAACACGGAGGAAAGAGGCAAAGCCCTGATATACGGGAACCCATTTACCAAGACCGGCGGCGAGTTTTACAGCAGTTTTTCGGCGATTCGGCACGTCGGGCGAGTGGATTTCAAACCGGAACTTCCGGTGCATGTGACTTTCGACCAGAACGTAGTGCCATACATAACAGCCGGATTGTGGCAGGTCGACACAGAAAACGGGCAGTACAACCTTCGGAAGTTCGACGAATTCTGCCTGCCGAATCCGAACAATACGACAGAACGGTTATGTCAGGCGATTGCAGCAAAATACGGGGATGGGATGAAAACGATTTTTTACTACGGGGATGCGAGCGGGCACAAGAGTGATACAAGATCGAACGTGACGGACTACGAAATAGCGGCCAGGGAGTTGCGGAAGTGGCTGAACAACGGGAGCGATCGGACAGAGCACAGGAACCCGCCGGTGATCAAGCGCCGGGACTTCATCAACAATATGTTCGATGGAAAAACACGGTGGACAATCCTGATCGGCGAAAGGTGCAAGAACACGATTGCGGACTTCACCTACCTGAAGCAAGACCCGAACGGGAAAAAGTGGAAGGAAATAGCCAAGGATGAGGTAAGCGGGCAGAAGTTCGAGAAGTACGGACACACCAGCGACGCGGACGACTACTTTTTCTGCAAGATTGCCGAAAGCGATTTCGACCGGTTTTGCAGCCAATAGCCAACAGGGCAAAAAACAAACACATGACACAACAGCAGGCATTGGTGCGACTGATTGAAGTCGTGAAAGGCAAAAGGCACAAAAACTACGACCGCACGGTCGAACTCGCCGCGCTGTATCGGAAACTCTACACCGGCGACGGACTCGACAGCCTGCTCCAGCAGTTCGTTGCCAGAGAAACGGACGAGGCGTTCAAGCAGCGCACAAAGTTGACCCAGCACGTTGTGACCACCACCGCAAAGAACATTGTAGACGTGTTCTACAAGGTTCCCCGGTCAAACTACCAGCGGATTCTCAAGCACGAAACAACCGAAACAGAATCAAAGCCTACTGTCGAACTCGACGGTAGGCTTCGGACTTTCTGGGGGGAACGGTCGCTGGACGCCTACGTTCAGACCCGGTGGCTCGAAATGAACGCGACTGATCCGAACGCGTTCGTCGTGGTTGAGTTCGACGAATTCGACTACCGCACAGAGCGGGCGGCGCCGTATCCGTTCGAGGTTTCGAGCACGCAGGCGGTGGATTATTCCTACCAAAATGCGGTATTGAAGCACCTGATTGTGCTGACACAGATCGCGCTCCCGACCAAAGAAAAGCCGGACGGGACCGGCGATAAATACACGGTCTATCTGGAAAACGAAACGCTGACCCTTCGGGAGATTCCAAAGGATATTGTACCGTTTGGGCTCATGGAAAAAGAAGGCGGCTTTCAGATGTACGCCGATGCGCTCTACCTGTGCGAAAAAAAGCGCTGGTATGTGCTTTCAATGTCCATCCCGCACAATGCCGGCCGGGTCCCGGCGCGGCAAGTGGGGTACTCCCGCGATGCCTGGACGGATGGGCAGACGTTTGTGGCGCCATACGACAAAGCCGTGCCGATGCTGCTCAAGTCCATCAAGGTCAACAGCGAACTGGACATAACCATGTCGCAACAGGTGTTCCCGCACCGGTTGCAGTACATGCCGAAGTGCGGCGTCCAGGACTGCCACGACGGGTATATGCCGAACGGGCAGGTATGCGGCACCTGCAAGGGTACCGGTCATGCTTCGATCACATCGGCCCAGGATGTTATCTACATCAAGATGCCGAAACAGGCCAGCGAGATAATCGATCTGGAGAAACTATTGGCATTCAAAGGCCCTCCGATGGATGTCGTGAAATTCCAGGCCGAATACGTCGACGGCCTGACGGCATCGGCAAAGGCGGTGGTCTTCAATTCCGAATCCTTCACGCGCCAACAGATTCAGGATACAGCCACGGGCAAAATGCTCGACCGCGACAACGTGCAGGACACGCTCTACACCTGCGCGCAAGGATTCGCCGAAACCTGGAAATTCCTTGTGGATATGACGGCGATTTTCACCGACCTGAGCAAGGGCCTCACCGCAAAACTGGTTTTCAGCAAGGATTTCAAACTGAAAGGCATTTCCGAACTCGTTGCTGACCTCGAAGCCGCCAAGCGCAGCGAAGCCGGGCCGGCTGTGATCCAAAACATTCAGGAGCAGATTGCCCGAATCATGTACGCGGATGCGCCGGATATGTACCGGAAGTGGGAGGCGCAAGAGCGGTTCAACCCGTTCAGCGGCATGTCGGAAACAGCAATTTCCCTGGCGCTTTCTGACACTGCGGTTCCGGCCAGATACAAAGTCCGCTACCTCATGCTCGGGGTGATATTCTCCGAAGTGGAAGCGGAAAACCCAGGATTTTACAAAATGCCCGGTGAAATGCAGGGCAAGATTATCGAACAGAAGGTGCAGTCGTACATGGCGGAAGGAAGCGCAGCAAAACCGCCCGTTTTCGCGGCAAAATGATAACTGATGACGACCAGGGAGATACTGAAATACATCGAGCAGTGGTCGGCGCAATTCGAGGCCCGAATTGCCGAACTGGTCGAAGCGCTGGACAAAAGAGTCCAGACAATGCAGTACGGACTGCGGCGGCGCCTGTTGGAAGCGATGTTGGGCATGTTCGAGATGGAGGGCGCCAACCTAAAAAAGAGCGCAAAGAATATACAGGCGGTGCGCAAGTTGGAGCGGCTTTTCGGCAAGTTCGAGCAGGAAATTATCCGGGATGAATTGGCACTTTTTGCGGCGGAATTGCTGGAGGTCGGCGGCTTGACAATCGAATACTACCAGGCAACCAACCCGGCAACCAAAGCGGCGGCGGTGAAAAAGTCCATGGACTTACTCCGGGCCGTGATCGGGATTGACGCAGATGGCGGGTTGCTGGAAGGCGGGTACCTGGATCGACTGGGTAAAACGGCAGAAGTCCGGGAGGCGCTCCGGCAGTATGTGGTGCAAAGCATTGTCGGCAAAAGGAGTCTGTCGCAGTTTCAGACTGGGTTGCGGGCTCTGATCGAGGGAGACACAGAAACGGACGGGGCGATGCAGCGGCACTGGAGGCAGTACGCTTACGACACGTTCAACCAGGCGCATGAGGTGGTGAATAGCAGCATGGCGGACGAACTGGAATTGGAGCACTTCATCTACCAAGGCAGTATCATCCCAAACACACGGGCGTTCTGCAGGAAGAAAGCCGGCAAAGTTTTCACCCGGGCCGAAGCGCTTAAATGGAAAACCGACCCCGACCTGATAGACAAAAAAACGGCAGCGACGTACAACCCTTTTCTCGAAAGGGGCCGATACAACTGCCGGCATTGGCTTAACTGGATAAGCAAGGACGTGGCTGAAATGCTGCGGCCCGATCTGAAAAAATGAGCAAAGAACAATTGCAGGAGATCAGGCAATTAGCCTTTTATCAGGCTGCCTATAATCGCCTTTTCTATGTCAAAGGCGAAGTTTCAAAGATAGATGCAGAGTTGTCGGTGCATCACACCCAATTGGCGGAAATAGCCGACATAGACCCTTCCGACACTGCCGCGGTTCGGAATGTGATTAAAAGCAGCGTTGAGGCCGAATACTTAAAAACCCTTAAAAAGGCATATTTGGAAGAGATTGAAAACCTTTTCAAAATGATCGAAAAGCCGCTATGAGCATACAGCAATACACCATCTCCGAACTGCCCGCAGAGGCGCCGATGTCGATCTATGCCGGTGACGACGTAGAAATTCCTTTCGTGCTCGAAGAGGGAGAGGCGCCGAACTACACCCCGATCAACATCACGGGCTTCGAGTTCACGCTGCGCATCGAGAAAACCCGCGACAGTTCGGATGCCTTGGTGCTGACCACTACGGGCGGAAGTATCCCGATTACCAGCGGATCGGGCGGGGCCGGGAAGATCGTGATCACACGCGCCCAATCCACCGCGCTGGACATTTCAGAGCCGTTGCGATACGATTTCTTTTACATCGACACGAACAACAAGAAGAAAACCCTGAACGGCGGGGTTTTCAAATCTGTAAAAAGGAAAGCATCGTGACACAAATCCGCCTCACATTGATCCAGCCCACCTACCGCATTTCGCTCGAACAACGCGAACTGCGGTTTTCCTTTCCACGGTCTATACCGCCGACGGAACTGCCGACCGACGGGTCTGTCGGGGATGTGCTGACCTGGAACGGATCGGTTTGGGAGGCGGGGGCGCCGGGTTCGGCCGCAAATCTGGAGGTCTGGCCGGCAGGTGAAAACCTGAGCGCCGGTAGGGTGGTGGTGATTGATGCGGGAGAGGCTTTTTACTTCCAGAACACCGACGCAACGCATAAGGGGCGGGCGTATGGGGTGACAAAAACGAGTGCGGCATCCGGTAGCAATGTCACAATTCAGGTGCAAGGTGTGATCCAGGACGCGGCATTCAGTTTCACGGCCGACAAGTCCGTGTGGGTTGGTGCAGACGGCGAAATTTTCGACACGATCCCGGCAACCGGATCGGTCATACAAAAGGCCGGCGTTGCATCGGAAAACAGGAAAATGCTGATTGATTTTTCAATTCAAATACTTAAAACTTAAAACAACACTATGGCAGAGGTAAAAGGCTTAAAGGCCGGAGCGACCGGCATCGAGCAAATGACAGCAACCGACACCCTCCCGGTTGCAAATATCCCGGCGCTTACCGCGTCGAAGATTTCCGATTTTACAGAGGCCGCGCAGGATGCGGTCGGGTCGATGCTTTCCGACAGCAACACGATCGACGTGACGTACAACGATGCCGGCAACGCCGAAACAGCGGACGTGAAAACGCAGATGTCGATCACTTCGGACGCATCCGGGGTAAAACTGTCCGGCGACAGTTCGTCGCCTGGTAACTCCAAATACTACGGCACCGACAGCGGCGGTACCCGCGGGTACTACGACCTCCCGGCCTCTGGCAGCGAAACCTACACAGCAGGCGAAGCGATTTCAGCCCGCGACCTCGTGTATGTGTCGGCATCCGGCACCGTGATGAAAGCAGATGCCAACAACGAGGCAAAGGCAGCGGTGGGCTTCGCGCCAAACGCGATCAGCAACGGCGCCAGCGGAACTGTTGTGTTCAACGACGGAAAAATTAGCGGATTTACCGGCTTGACTGCCGGCGCCCGCTATTTCCTCTCGAATTCCACGGCGGGCGGCATTGCCCTGTACGCCTCGCTGACTTACGGCACAAACGACATCCAGCAGCAGGTTGGCGTGGCCGAATCGACAACAGTTCTTCGCTTTAGTGCGGGTCCCTCTATCCTTATCTCGTAATGGCAGAAGTAAAGCCCATAAAAGCAGGCTCGACGGGCTTAGAGCAGTTCACGTCGACGGACACCATTCCGGCAACCGCGCTGCCTGCCCGTGTCACGATCTCGCCGTCCCAGATCACGGCGGATCAGGACAATTATGCGCCTACGGGGTGGGACACGGCGGATGTGGTACGGATTGACTTCGATAGTGGAGGGCGTGGAATCACAGGGTTCTCGGCGTGGACAAACGGCCGGGCGAAAATCCTGGTGAATGTGTCCGGAAACTACGGGTACGTCCCGGCAGAGCACCCGGATAGCACTTCGGGAAACCGGGTAATTGGTACGTCCGATCACATAATACCGCCGTATGGATCGCTCACAATCGAGTACGACGGCACCTCAAGCCGTGTTCGCGTGGTGAGCACTATGTTTAACGCGGCTGTGCTGGGTTTCGGAAATCTTCGCGGGCATTACTACTATGCGAGTGCTGCAAGTGCGACGGCCGGCGACTGGGGCGATTTCGCCTTCAACCAGTCCGGCACCGGCGCTGCGCTGGGTACCGCAGCAAGCACAGCAACCCAGGCGGGAGGCTGGCAACTTTCGGCTGGTACGACCACGACAGGCGCATGTGCCATTTTCTTTGCAAAGAACCTGCTTAATCCGGCATTCTTTGGATCGGCTCACCT